TTGTGCTTCTAGTTTCTCTGATTTAGTAGAAATCCCTAGTATTACAGAATTAAAAAACAGAAGATCAAAACTTGCAGCTTTAAAGGAACGATATCTTGCAAGTAGTTCGCTATATGAGTTTTTTAAAGCGGCATGGCTTTATATTGAGGGTAATATGCCTTATGTTGATAGCTGGCATATTGAGGCAATAGCTGAGCATTTAGAAGCGGTTTACGCGCGGCAAATAAAGAAGCTGATTATTAATGTTCCACCCCGCACGGGCAAGACCAATTTAATATCGGTAGCTTTTCCTGCATGGGTGTGGATACATAACCCTAGTGAGAGGTTTTTAACTGTATCCTGCGTTAATTCCTTAAGCCTTGAACATGCACAGAAAAACAGATCATTACTCGAGAGCAACTGGTATCAGGATAATTGGGGATATAGATTCCCTCTTCTAAAAGACCAGAACGTTAAAAGCTTCTTTCAAAATACAAAAACAGGCTATAGGCAATCAACAAGTGTAGTATCTAAGACTGTCGGTAAAGGCGGTTCAATCATTATTATTGATGACCCTAACGACCTGGGGGACTTATCTGAAATCAAAAGAGAGAACGTAATTAACTGGTGGACGCAAAGAATGTCTACCCGTTCAAACAACCCGGCTAATGACTGCCGAATAGTTGTCCAGCAAAGAACGCATGAGAACGATCTAACCGGTTATATCAGAAAGAACGACAGCGAAGGGGACTGGGTAGAATTAGTGCTGCCGCTAGAATTTGAAGAAAAGCGCAAGTGTATTACTGTCCCTCTTGGCATAGATCAGGTTATTTGGGAAGACCCAAGAAACAAAGAAGGGGAGTTACTCAGCAGCTTACGCTTTGGCGAAAAGCAGGTAAATGAGTTAAAAAAGTTACTTGGTTCTTATGGTTATGCTGGGCAGTGCCAGCAAAGGCCTTCCCCTATCGGCGGTGGAATAATCAAGAAAAAATGGTTTAAGCTCTGGACTAGCCCTATTAAGCCTAAATTTGATTACATATTGCAAAGCTGGGATACGGCAATCTCTGATGAGCCGACAGCTGCATATTCTGCCTGTACTACGTGGGGAGTTTGGGGCGAGAAATCCGAGGATGAGCTATTTAGAATGATGCTGCTTTCTAGTTGGCGGGGTCGTGTAGGATATCCGGAGCTCCGAAGCAGGGCTCAGCGCTTAGCCAAAGATTATAAGGATATAGGTGAGCATAAGAACCCAATGCCGGCTCAAAGAACTGTTGATATTTGCCTTATTGAGGCGAAGGCAACGGGCGATCCGTTAATTCGGGATTTAAGGCTTGGAGGAGTTCCTGCTAGAGGCTACACCCCAAAAGGCGATAAGGGGGCAAGAGTACAGAGAGCAGCACCTCTTATTGAGTGCGGGCTTGTGTACTTACCGACTGAAGAGAAAAATCCTGAAAGAATAACTCCTATGGCCGAGGAGTTTTTAGAAACAGTGATAACTTTTCCAAATGGGGAATCAAAGGACTTGGTTGATTCGATGACGCAAACAATTTTATACCTCCGAGACTTTGATACTTTAATTCATACAAGTGATGTTAAGGAAGGTGATGAGAATACAGTTACATTTAGGAAGTTATACTAATGGTAATAAGTCAGACTTACATTAATAAAATGATAGAAACGGCGAAGCAGGAGAAAAAAATATCTTGCCGAGAGTTAGAGGAGCTTATTAGGGCAGAATTACTGTCTTCTAGAGTAGACGAACTTATATTTACGCAAACAGCAAGAACAATACTTACGAAAGGCAGTAAAAAATTTATTAACAAAATTTTAAGGAGGAAATTATGGGTTATTTAGATGACTATTTTGACGATGGCAATAGCTACTACGGTGTATGTTTGAACTGCGGTAGTGCGAAGTGCGGATACCATGGTGGTTGCACTGATAGAGAAAAAGAATCAAATACAGATAAGGAGGATAATAATGTCTAATACATTTTTTAATTTTAACAATGTTGAGAAGCAGTCCAACTATCCGCTAATACCGGACAGTACTTTAGCAAAAGTTCGGTTGGATATTAAGCCTGGTGGATATAACAACCCTGAGGAGGGGTGGGATAGTAATATGGCAACTTTAGGGCAGAGTGGAGCTGTATATTTGAAATGCGAGTATAAAATACTCAGCGGACCATATAAAGGGCAGAAGATATTTTCTCTAATAGGTCTATATAGTCAGAAAAGCCCATTGTATCAGCAAATAGGTAGACAGCAAATATTAAGCATCTTGGAAAGTAGCCGCGGAGTATACTCTAAAGACAGATCCGAGGAAGCTATTAAGAAACGCCGAATAAGCAGTCTATCCGACCTGGATAATCTAACGTTTATTGCTGAAATAAGCATCGGTAAGGATATGAAAGGTGAGCCGAAGAATGAGATAAAAAAGGCGATCACCCCTGATCATCCTGAGTATAGCAAACTTATGCAAGATGATCAAGAAGACGGCAATTCACCTTTTTAATGTTTTTAGTGTTTAAGGCGGTTAGCACGGCCGCCTTTTTTAAAATTATCAATTTAGATACGGAGATAACGTATGAATAAAACTAATAATTCTATTTTTTATGATGATAAAAATAGAACCGAAACACAAGAAAATTTAAAAATCGTTCTTTCTTGCGGATATGGTAAAAATAATAATAAGCTTACCGAGTTCTCTTACAATTATAACGAATTAAGGGCTAAATTTCAAGGATTTACTGAAGTTAAGGCTCTTTACAATGATAAAATCATAGTCAACGGACAAGAGATAACACTACTGGTTGATGATGCAATAAAACAATCATTAAAAGCAGCAAAAGACGAGTCTGAATGGTTTATTGCAGGAGTTTTTGACGGAGACATAAGGCGCAAGGAGAACCTAAAGTATCGCAGTGCCGTTGTTCTCGACCTAGACAATTATGACGGGGATATTTCCACCTTGGAATTAAGCATCAAGGAGGAATTAGCAAGCTATACGTATCTTGCATATTCAACGGCATCCCACACCCCAAGTAAGCCAAAAGTTAGAATATTCATACCTACTACTGCAAATATTATGACTGCTGAGTATGACGGAGTAGCCCGTAGTTTTGTTAGTAAATTGAGTTTCAAATCTGCAATAGATGCTGCTAGTTTTAAAGCAAATCAATTTATGTATTTCAGTAACACAATTAAAATACAAGACTTACCGGAAGGAGTGAAGCAACCTGAATATCACAAATGGTTCTTGGAAAATGAAGCGGAATTACTAAACCCGCAAGAATTTAAGCCGGCAGCAATATCAAACGAAGGTACTATAAAAAATACGGGAGCACTAACTTCTAAGCAGAAGCAGTCTCCAACCCTTAATTTAAGCGAAAAAGAAGTAATAGAAAAGTTAGAAGAATATCCAGCTAGTAGGGTCTCGTATGATGAATGGTTAGAAGTACTGATGGCGTTGCACCATTATTACAAAGGCTCTGACAAAGGTTTGTCTATTGCTGATGAATGGTCAAGACATGACATTGAAAAGTATAAATCTTTTGAAGAAATTAAATATAAATGGCGATCCTTTAGTAAGGAATCAAATACCGGGCAATTAACATTTCTAACAGTGTTAAAGCGTGTTAAAGATCGGCGTTTAGAGGCCTTTGAGAAGGAAGTTTTATTTGCTATCAGTGAATTTACCGAGAAAGTAAAAGATGACATGCTAATGCCTGTAATAAAGAATATAGCTGAGCAATGTAGCGATCAAGAAGCTGAATATTATTTAAAATTAATTAAGGAAAAAACGTCTTTAAGAATAACTAATATTAGAGCTTTACTGTCAAAAGTAAGGCGTGAAATTAAAGTAGAAGAATTTAAAAACAGAACAAACACCGTTATCTATCCGCTTGATAAAATATTACCGCCGATGATGTTTGACGAGTACGTTGAGTCTAAACCGCCAAAAGCAACAATAGAAAATTTTAAAACGCTGATCAATGCGTACGGCATTAAAATAGTTCGGAATGTCATTTCTAAAAGAGACAGGATAATATTACCGGGGGATAAATATCTAGATGAAACGGCAGATGCGTCAAGGTTGGTTAGGATAGAAAGTTTAATTACGGCCAATAATTTTGGAGGTAATAAGAGAATCGGTCCTGATCTATGCACGGAAGAAGCATCGCTTAATCCATATAATCCGATATTGGAATGGGTAATGTCAAAGTCTTGGGATGGGATAGACAGATTACAGGCTATGTATGATACTATAGTTACGCCTGATTATTATCAAAAAGAGCATAAGGAGCTTTTTTTGCGTAAATGGTTTATCAGTTTTATAGCAGCTATGGAAGAACCAAACGGTGTATTCTCAAAAGGAGTATTAATATTCCAAGGTGAGCAATCAATAGGCAAGACATCATGGTTTAAAAAACTACTACCGCTGCCTGTAGAAGAATATTTCCTTGAGGGTGCTACTCTTGACCCAACCAATAAGGATAGTATCTCCCGCGTAACAAGCCATGCAATAGTAGAATTAGGAGAAGCAGATAGTACCATGAAGAAAGATGTAGCGGCCATTAAAGCTTTTCTGACCAGTAATAAGGATGTCTTCAGACCTTCGTATGGTAGAGTAGATAACAGATTGCCAAGGCGCACCGTATTTTGTGCCTCGGTCAATGATCATGAGTATTTGGTAGACCCGACAGGGAACTCTCGTTTTTGGACGATACCGGTAGAAAGTATAAATTACAAGCATGATATAGATATGCAGCAATTTTGGGCGCAAATAAGGACCTATTATAAAGCTGGTGAAATTTGGTGGTTACAACAAGATGAAGAGCAAATACTTAATACTTGCAATGAAGACCATATTAAGACCTGCCCATATACTGAGTTATTGTTTGAGCGTTTTATTTTTCCGGATATAGAAGATAATGACCCAAAGAATGAGTGG